TCGCCGACGAGGTTGCCGAGCGCCGGGATGGCCGCCAGCCACTTGTTCTCCTCGTCCTTGTCGGGGAGCTTGAACTCACTGAACGCCTTCTGCACGGCGGGGCCGGCGAGCACCGCTGCCAGCTTGGTGCCGTGCTTGAGCGCGTCGGGAGGCGCGAGCGGTCGCAGCTTGTAGACCACATCGTTGATTGTGGTCTGTGGGTTTCCTTCGGAGAACGACATCGGGACACCTTCCTTCCTGGGGTTGTAGTCGAGGACTTCTATGTCGCCGCGACCGCGAAACTACTCGCCGCCTCGGTCGATTTTTACGTCAGCGAGACCTGGCCGCCGACGAAGCTGGTGGCTTGACCGGTGTCGATGACCCACAGGTTGCCGCCGACTTCCGCCGCATAGTTCACTTCCTTGGGCGGTCCCACAATCCACGCGCCCGGCGCGTTGACGAGGAACGTGCCGAGCAGGTTCTTCACCATGCACGGCAGCACCACGCCGTTCGGCGCGGCATCGTCGGCGAGGTGGAACGCCATGAGCACGTCGTTCGAGAGCGAGGTCTGGAGCAGCTCGACGGTAATCATCACCGTCTTGTCGTTGCTCTTCGAGCGGGCGACCTCGCCGTCGGTGCCGACGGTCTTCTTGAAGCGCTCCTGGAAGCCGACCTTGACGCGGCTGCCCGAGACAGTCCCCTGGATGAGGGCCCCACCGAAAACGATGGAGACCTGTGCCGGGTCGTATGCTGAAAGTTTCGCTCCCATCGTTTCTCCTTAGACCGACACAGTGCCGGCGATGACCAGGTTGTGGATGGCTCCAGCGAGCGTGCCGGTGAAGGTCACGTTCGGGAGCGTGCGCGCTGCTTTGTTGACGCTGTCGACCGAGGCCGCCTTCGGCACGGTGACGGTGTACTGCGGGCTCTCCGCGAGGCCACCGGCTTCGACGCCGCGTTGCAGCACCGAGCGGACGGCGCTCTCGATTTGCGCGATGCCGGGGTCCGTGAACGGCACCTTCGCCTGCGTCGTGAGGACGTTGAAGATGGCTTCCTGTATGCGGGCGTAGAGCCAGTCGACGAACCGGATGGTGTCGAGGAACTCGCCTTGGCAGGTCTTGCCTTCCTCGGTCGTGTTCGTGCCGGCGACGTTGATGTAGAAGTTCGCGTTCTTGGCTCGGAGCTGCGTGAGCTGCGAGTCGGTGAGCTTCGTCGCGCCGACGCCGGCCAGCGTCTTGAACTTCATGCTCTCGGAGCCCGGGACGAACGGCAGCCAGCGTCCGAGGAACGCCGCGTCGTCTTGGTCCATGTGGCCGTCGTTCCAGAAGAGAGCCGAGCGCGTGTACGCTTGGTTCTTCATGTACGACGCCACGTCGGCGGCGCCCGATACAATGATGTCCTGGTTCATGGTGCCGCCGACGAAGAACTTCCGGCGGCTCTGCACCCAAGCGCCCTGTGCCTTGATTTCGTCTTCGCCCTTGGACGTGCCGATGAAGCCGTACCAGTCGGCGTCCTCCAGCTCGATGTTGTTCAGGTCGGTGGCCACGCCTGCGTCAGCAGTGGTGTCTTTCCACGTGCTGAAGTTGGCGTTGATGGCCTCCACCTTGAACTTCGGTCCCGTTGCCGGTCCGAGGATGCGGAGGAAGGTCGTCTGGTTGGACGCCGTGAGGCCGGCAGCGCTGTAGCCGTTCAAAGCCGCAACTGCGGCGCTCAGGCCGTTGATGATTTCGGCGGCGTTCGCCGTGGCGCTGGAGACGAACTGCACCGTCTGGGTCGCGCCGCCGGTGATGGCCATGCTGAACTTGTAGGTGGTGCTGATGGCCGTGGCTGGAGTGAGTTCGAAGCGCTGCGCAGGCCCGAGCGTGCGACGGCCGACCTTGGCCGACTGCGGGCGCGGGTTCTGCGAGAACATCTGGCTCACGGCAACATAGGCCGGGTCCGTGGTCGCGAAGCCGTCGGTCACCATGCTGGCTAGAGACGAGTACGAGCGAACCCGCACGTCGCTGTAGCGCGTGTTGAAGTCGAGGACCAACGGCGTGCCGAAACCGGCCTGCGTGATGGTGCTCGACTGGATGGTGATGGACAGGTTGATGATGTCGTCTAGCCCAGCCATGTACTCAATCTCCTTCGACGGTAAACGTACCGCCGTTGTCCGGTTTCACGCCCCCAAGCACCTGCCCAGTTCCTTGGACCGTCTCGATGTTCGGCGCCGAGAACGCGGCGTCCACGTTCACGGCGATGTTCAAATTAACTGTGAGGGAGGTGCGGCTGACGGGTTTAGCTCCGTCTTCGACTGCGTCGAGGTTCCGCGCTCCACTGAAGTCTGACACAGCAACGCCCACCGGCGCAAGCCAGCGCGCACACACCTCGGCAATGTCGAGCGCTATGGAGAGCGAGTCGATGAGCGCGGTGCTGTTCGAGCCGGCTCTGAAGTCGTCGGTGATTGCCTGGATATCCACCTGCGCGGTGCGCGATGCGTAGTACGTTTGCTCGACCTTGTTGGTCTCCGCGTTGAACTCGTTGACCGTCGCGCCGTCGCCGATGCTTCCCCACGACAGCCATTGCAGGCGCACGTATGGACGGGTGGGTTGAGGTCCGGTGCCGAACGACCACGTCGCCGGCACGCCAAGCGCTTCTTTCACGAGCGCGACGAACGCGTTCTCGATTGCTCGCCACTGCATGCCGGCTGGCATTGTCATTGGTCAACCGCCGTTCCGACAGCGGTCCAGTAGTTGCCGTCGTTCGAGCGGTCCCAAAACAAGCTCACCTCGTAGGCCACACCGTTCCACACGATGATGTCGCCGGGCTTGCCGTTCTCCCTGCGGAGCGGGCGCAGCTCGGACGTGCTCCACACCTTGATGAGCCTCTTCATGCGCGAAGCTTCGGGCAGCTCTTCCTTCTCGTCGGTGTATGCCTGGCAAACACCGGTGAATTGCACGCCGTCAGAAAAGCCATCGACCCATCTGCCGTCGACCCACGAGCCGCTCTCGCCGGCTCGGATGAGGGTGAGCTGCGCCTGCTGAGACAAGCGACGCAGCGCGCTGCCTGGTCCGTTCTGAAGGTTTATCTTGGCGACGGTGTTGCTCATCGCGTCTGCCCTTTGCGCACGGTGCCTTCGTACTTCACCTTGATGGACGCGTAGAGCGAGCCGGTGGCGTAGAGCGCGACGTGCGGACGAGGGTAGCCTTTGTGCCTCTTCGCCAGAACGGTGTCGTCCTTGAGCGGCGGAGCTATGCCCCGAAGCAGCCGCGCCTGCATGTCGGCGAGCATCTCAAACCCGAGCGGCATGATGGCCTGCATCAGGTTGGCGATGTCGCCCATGACGTACTTACGCATCAGCGTCGCGCCGAGCGCCTTGTACTTCTGTTTGTTCTCGCGCAACGGCGCGCGCACGAACGAGCGCGCTGGAATGTGCTCGGTGCCGTATTCGTGGATGTTGGCGAGCTGTGCGTTGGTGAGACCGCTGCCTGGGTCGACGCGGGACGCGTCCTCAGCGTGAACGCCGATGCTGACCGTCGCTTTGCCAGCCTCGATGCGCCTCACCAGCTCGTTGAGCTTGGAGAAGTCGCCCGTGAGCTTGGCCGTACCGGCCACGGCTAGAGCCCGCCGCCGCTATCGAACGGGTCGTTGCTCGCGACGCCACGAGGGTTGTCGAACTGGTCGCGCTTGAACGCCGGCTGCACCTGGCTCGCGTCGGCGTTCGCTGCTTCAACAGCGGTCACGTCAACGCCGCCCATGGTGGGCAGCGCGAGGCTCGCGCTCTTCTGTTCGAGCTTGGCCGCCAGCGCTTCGTAGTGGTCGAACATCTGCGACGCGCTTTCGCTGACGTCGCCGACCGACACATCGCGCAGGCGCGCGTACTTGGCAGCGAGCATCCGGGCGACTTGCGCCGCACCGAGCTGCCCGCTGCCGAAGTTCGTGATGACATACTGGTACTCCGCGTCCGACATCTGCTCGTCGGTCAAGTCGGTGTCGCCGACGAGCAATCTAAGCTCGTCCGTCGACCCCGCAGTTGGAGCACCCGTGTACGGCATCGTTTACGCTCGCTTCTCTTTCTGAATTTTCGCGCGCTTCGGAGGCTTCGCCGCGACGATTGGCGCGACGCGCACCTTGTCGTCTTCGTCGTCCTCGTCGTCGTGCGAGCTGCCGGGCTTCGCGTGCGTGGGCAGACCCTTCGGCGGCTTCTCGTCCTTGCCGAGAGGCTGCCATACGATGCTGCCGGTGTTGATGCACGCCTTGAACGTGCTCCAGCTCGTGCACTCCGGCACCGGGTCACCGGGCTGAAGTTGAACGGTCTGACCGTCGCGAACGACCTTGATTGCTTTGCCTGCTACGTATGCCATGACTGAAAGCTCCTTCTGGGTGAGAGAGTAAGCCGTACCCGGCCAGCGACACAACATTGAACGCATGTGTCTCGTATCCTCTCACCCCAGGGAGGAAGCTGGTCACGCCGATTACGAGTCGACGGTCTTGAACAGGACGCCGAGGTCGGAGGCCACGATTTTCATCGCGTAGGCCATCTCACCCTCGATGCGGTCGCTGCGCGCCAGGTCGTTGCGCATGCGCATGATGCGCAGGCCCGACGTGGCGGACAGGTACTGGCGCCAGGTGAAGATGTAGCCGGCGCTCGGCATCAAGATGCCGGGCGTGGGCGCGGCGTAGAGCAGCAACGCCGAGTCCTCAGTGAAGATGAAGTCCATCGAGTCCGCCGCGCCTTCTTCAGACGTGTTGTACACGATGTCCGCGACCACGATTTGTTCGAGGCCGAGGATGGCCGCGATGGTCTGCTCGTTGGTGAACGCGGGGTTGTTCGGGCTCGACTGCCCGTACTTGATGCGGTCGATGACCGCAGCGTTGTCGAGCACGACGTCCCAGGCAGCAGCGCCGAACACCATCTTGTTCGGCTTGATGCCCGTCTTCTTCTTCATCGCCCGGATTTCCTTGCGGATGTCCTTGATGGGGTCACCGTTGGCGGTGTCCCACTTGTTGCCGGGGACGATGTCGTTGCCCGTGCTCGAACCCGTCCAGGTGTTGAGCGCGAAGAACGTCTGCGCGAAGTCGTAGTCGCGTTTCAGCGTGAGCTGCTGCGTGACGAACCGGCTCGCGTCGGCGTCCATGTTGAGGACCGGGTCCGCGTTGCTGCGGATTTGGTCGTCCACGTCTTTGTGCAACGCGTTGACGTCGCACGTGTACGTGGCGGTTTGCAGGTCGTAGCCCGACCCGACCGATTCAGTTCCAGGCGCGCGCTTGCGAGCTTGGATGCGGAACCAGTTGCCCTTCGGATAAACGAAGTAGCTGTCCGACTTGTTGTCGACCGGCACGTACGGGAAGACCTTGTCGGCCACCGTTTCGAGCGTGCCGGTGTAGGCCACGCTGAGGTCCGTGAGCGGTTTGTTGACGTGAACGTCGCTGAGTGTTGGTTGCGGCATGTTCTTCTATCCTCCCGCTTACGAAGCGTTGGTGACCGGGCCGTGGTATGCGAAGACCATGGCAATCTTCGAACCCGCGCCCGCTGCGGATTCGAGAGAGTAGCCATAGATGTGGTTGCCGACGCCGGCAGCCGCCGTGATGGCGCGCCCGACGGAGTCGGTCATGAGAGGCAAGCCCGCAGACGCAATCGCGACGCCGGCCTCCACCTTGGTGACGCCGCCACCGGCGACGCACACGGGGTCGCCAACGGCACCCGTGTCTTGGATGACGCCAGCGAGGCCTTTCTGGCCGGCTGTCGCGGCGCGCACCATCGCCCCTGCGGGCGTGGTGCCGTACTGCACGAAGCGGAATGCGCTGGCGGTGAGGGCGATGTCGCCGCTCACGACGCCAGCGAGTCGCAGTTGTGGTCCTTCAAAAGCCATTTTGCTACTCCATTTTTCTGACCGAGCTAACGGTCAATGACGAACGTTTTGGTTCTTGCTTCGCTTCCGCTTAGCCGCTGTAGCGGCTGCCCGATTGCTGCGGGTGTTCCCGCAGGTAGTCGGCGTAGAGTTCAGGGTCGAACTCCAGCGCCTTGGCGACCGACATGGCCTTCTGCATCTCGCTCTTCACGATGGACTGCACGCCCACCATGCCAGGCAGTTCCGTCTTGAGAATGTCGGATTTCTCCAACATGACGGTCGCGCTCTTGTTGATGCGCGACATGGCGTCGTTGCCGCCAGCGGCGGACGCGCTACCGTGCGGCTGCGAGCCGCTCGGCTGGAAGAGTGCGCTCTTGGCGAGCGCGAGGCTCGACGCTTTGAGCACGCCGAATTGCAGCTCGGCGGCTTCCTTCGAGACCTTCGTCTCGGCGTCGAAGAGCATCTTGCCGAGTTCATCTGCGCTCTTGCCCGGGACGAACTTCAGCTCGTCCTTCGCCTTGGTGACCCAGTCCTTCAGCAACTGAGCTTCGTCGCGTTCCTTCGCTTGCTTCTCCAGCTTGGCGATGGTCGCGGTGAAGGCCTCTTGCTGGGACTTCATCAAGGTTTCAAGCTGGGCGACTTTCTCGTCGCTCGCTTGCTTCGCCACGTCCGTCGTGGCCCCGTTGCCGTTTCCGGCTTGCGTCTTGTCGTCCTTCGACATTGGTGGCTCCTTCTTGTCCGTCGGTTTATCCGACGGTCGTTGCTGTGTGTTTCCCGGCGCCGGCTCTTTGTTGCCTGCGCTCGGGGTGTCTGCCGGCTTGTCTTTGCCCGGCGCCGGCTGTTCGTTCGGTTCCTTCGCCTCGCCTGGGTCCTTCGGGTCAGGCTCGGTGGAAGCGTCGGCGTCGGGAGCGCCCGTCGCTTGTCCAATGAGGCCCGGCAGCACTTCGCTGACGAACTTCCCGAACGCGCCCATGTCCTGGTAGGCCGCCGCAATCTTCACGAGCGCCTTCGCGGCCTCGATGGCTTGCGGGTCGGTCAACCCTACTTGCTTCACCTTCTCCGCGAAGGCCGCGTCATCGACGGGCAGCTCGCCCTTCGTGATGACCTGCGCGATGAGTTGGGCGACTGTGGCCATGTCTTGCTCTCCCTGTTCGTTCGATTTCTTGACGCCGAACTTCTTTCGGTTAGCGCCTCGCTGGACGAGCGAGACCACGAGGGTCTCGATGTCAGTCAGTTTGGTCACTCGTCCTGCCGCTCCAGGCATTGGCTACCTCTCCAAGTTCGACGCACGTAACGTTCGGCATTTCACTGCGATGCTCAATCGGGACTCGCTTGCCGAAGCCCTCCATCGAGAAGGCCGCGATTTCCCCCGCCTCGAACTTCTTCCAGAGGCGGTCGCTGAGCTGCACGCCGATGACCCAAGCTCCCGAGTGAACCACTTGCCCGTTGCTGTACTTGCGGGAGTAGACTCTGTGCGGGAGATTCAGGTTCGCCTTCTCTAGTTCGCCGGGTGGGTAGTCCTCGACGAAGCTCTCCACCACTCGCGCGTCGTATACGGTCTCCTTGTGATGGAGACCTACGCCACCACTCTTGGTGAGGAAGTCGTGCGCTGTCTTTCGGATTTCTTTGGGCGGTGCCCAGTCGCTTTGCGTGTCGACAGTGTAAGGGTCGAGCACCACTCCGTAGACCACGTGCTCGACAGGGTCGGCTTTGTGAATCAGCGTGTCTATGGTGGCTCGGTCGGTCGGCGTGGCGCCCTTTGCGACGAGTTGCACTGAGTATGCCTGGCGGTGTGAGGTAACGTCAAGGCGCTTTCTAATGGCCGCCGTCTTGCGCGCCAGCTCCTCGCCGAACTTGGCGATGTCGCCGCGCACCTCCGCGAGCGTCGGAAGGTTCCACGAGCGCTTGTCCTTCACGAGATGCGTCTCGTCGCTCATGCACACGATGACGTCCGGGTTCGCGCTCTTGATGAAGGCCTCCAGCGCGTCCTCGCCGTGCGCGCCGCTGCACCACGCGAGCATCACATCGTCACGACTAATGCCGAGAGGAGCGAGCACGTGCTTCTCCAGCGCGGCGCGGTCGGCGTTGACGAACGGCTCACCTCGCAGCTCCTCTGCTGGAGTAGGTGCGCCCTTCACCACGAGCACGCGGCCTTTGCCTACGACGTGGAAGTCGTTGTTCTGCTCGGGCAGCGCGTCGTGCTTGCGCGCGTAGTTCTTCTCGACGTTGTTGACTGGCGCGAGCGATGTGACGTTCGGGAGGATGAACGTGTGCGAGCCTGCCGGCACGACGAAGTTGCTGGCCGACGACGTCTGCGGCTGCGACGGTTGCCCAGCGAACTCTCTCCAGCTTTGGGCGTAGGCCTCCGCGATGACTCGCGACTCTTCCAGCGTGTGTCCGGTGACGACGAGGTAGTCGATGTTCTGCTTGATGGTCTTCTCGTCGAAGCCCGGCTTGAGTATGCCCTTGGATACGTCGGTCATTGTTGCTCCCTATTCGCCGTCTAGAGTGACGCCCAAACGTTCACTGCCGTTCATGTCTGCCACGACACGGTCCTTCGTGTCTCCGACGTCCCGGAACGTGACGGTCGCCGTAGCTCCTGCACCAGGTACGATGGTCGTCTTGCCTGCTGCGACTGCGGTGAGGATGCGCACGGCGTCGCCGTAGGAGAAGCCGGCTTCCATGATGGCGCTGAACACCGCGTCACCGACGTTCGCCGTGCTTAGTAGTTCGCCGGTCACAGAGATGCCGGCGCTCATGAACGCCTTGGCCAGGAGGTCGGCGGACATCGAGCTGCTACCAGTCAACGACGCAAGAAGACCTGCCGACGCGCCGAGCGCTGCGGTCAAGTCGCCGCTGCCTGAGAGCGCAGCCACTGCTTCTAGCTTGCCGAGGATGCTCGCGCTGACTGTGCCGCTGCCAGTGATGCTCGCGACTGCTGAGAGGATGAGTCCAAGCGCGGCGTTGGTGATATCGCCGGAGCCTGTGAGAGGTGCCACCGCGTTGAGGCCGCCGGCAAGGTTCGCGCTCGACACGTTGCCGGAGCCCAAAATGCGTTTACGCGACGCCATGCCGCCGCTCTTCTGCGGCATGTCCCAGCACGTCGGGTGCAGATAGCCTTCCGGCACTGCCGCGCGGTTGGTGACGTTCTGCACGCGCGCCTCTCCCAGCGCGAACAACCTACGCGCGCCAGGACTCCAAGCGACACCGCGCTCGGCGTTGTACGACCCGCTCGTCGTCGCGTTGCCGCCCATGTAGCGAGCGTTGCCTTGCGCGAGCCGCACGCAGTTGCTGATGAGCGCCACGCTTATCCGCCCCATCCGAACTCGGCCACGCCCATGAACGGGCTGGCCGTCGTCGTTGCGCCGGTGCCGAAGAGCAACCACTGAAGGCACGCCCCGTCGTCGATTTTGGGAAGGCTCACGAGCTGCGAGCGCAAGTCGCGCTCGGTCAAGATGCCGGTGACCGGCAGCGGTATCTCGGCAATCGGCTTCACGATGGCGAGTGCGACGACACCGGTGCCGGTGTACGCCACGCCGCCGGACCACGTGAACGAGTTGATGCGGGCGACGCCAGTGTCCGCAGCTTGCAACGGGAGGAACGGACCGAAGCGGCCGGTCGCGTTGCCGCTGTGCAGGATGCGCGTCGCGTACGCGTCAGCCGCTGCGCCCATGTTCGGAGTGCCTTGGAACGCGCGCGTGCCAGCACCGGGAGTATCGGTGACGTTGTCGTACGCGCTCGCGGTCAAGTTCGGACCGCCGGTAGCTGGCGCGGTCTGCGAAACGAACAGCGCCTGATTGCCTACACCGCTAGAGCGCGTATGAATCATCAGCGTGTGCGTGCCGGTGCCTGCGTCGGTGAACGCCACAACGGTGCCGGCGATGGCGTTCGCGAGCGATGTTGCCACGCGCGCGGTCGTCGCGGACACGCGCACGAGGTAGTAGTCGGTGCCTGCCGAGAGACCGGTCGGCAGCGCACCGCCGGAGTTCGTGAAGCGTACCTTGGTTAGCGTGTTGAAGTCGTTGGTGTACGTGAGCAAGAGGCCGGAGCTGCTCGACGCCGTGAACGTGTTGCTGTTGATGAGCACGCGCGAGCCGGTGCCAGTCACGTTCGTCGTGCTCAGGCGATAGTAGCCTTGCAGGTCCACCAGCATTGCAATCCAGGGCGCGCCTGCTGCGGCGACCATCATCGCCTTGAGCGAGAGCAGGTGCTTGGTGGCCGGAGTCACAACGCCGCCGTGTTGCGGGCCGATGACCACGGTGCCGTCGCCGCTCGTCTCCCAGCATGACTGGAATAGTAGGTCGGTGCCTGGGAACGTGCCGGCGTTCGGGTTGCCGGCGAGGCCGGTGAGCATGTGCCATCCACCTGCGGTGTGAACAGGCGCGGTGCTCTTCGTGAAGTCCATGCGCCCGCGCTTTCCGTTCACGGTCATTTGGTTCAGCATGTCGTCGTCGGATGTGTAGCCCATGGCGTTTCTCCTAACCCCACACGAACTGGCCGAAGCCGGTGAGGGTTCCTGCCGCAACGGAGGCGGCGCAATTCATGACGAGGTTCAGATACGCGCCGTCGAAGACAGCGGGTCCAGGCGAGCGTTGGTCGGCGAAAGAGAACTCGGCAGGCGTGTTGATTTCGCGGATGGACAAGTCGGCGAGTGGCTTCACCATCACGAGCGTTCCGAGGCCGCCGTTGAGCACCGTGTTCTGGAAACTCACGATGGAGCGCACGCCACTATCGCCGCTTGCGAGCTGAAGGAACGGGCCGAAGCTCGCGTTGCTGGCCGGTTGCGACGTGAGCAGCGATGTGATGCCGGCAGCAGTCGTCGTATAGAAATGCACCGGGCTCGTCTTCGTGACGCCGTCTTGGTTGACGTAGGTGAACGTGAATTGCCCGCCACCTGCGGTCGGCGCGACGCACACGAACATGACCTGCACTCCGGCGCCGTCGGTGTAGCGCGGGAGCGTGATGCTGTTGTCCATCACCTGCACGTCGGACTCGTCGCCGTCGACGAACGGGTAGTAGAGCAGGTAGTCGAGCATGATGTACCGCCCGACGAGCGCGGCTGTAGGAGTTTGCAGCGTCACGCAGTCGAGGTGCTTGCGGCTCGGCGTCTTGTCGGAGCCGTGGAAGATGCCACGGAAGCTGTCGAGCGTGGCAGCTACGAGCGGCGAGCTGGCGTAATAGTTCGGCGGAGGGTTGCCTGCGGCCATCGACAGGTCGACCCACCATTTTGCGACGGTGGCTTGCGATGGGACCTTACGGAAGCTGCACACGCTCATCTGCCCGTTGACGGCAGCGGCGGCGTACTCCCCGTAGTTCGCAAACCCGGGCATGTTACCCGGCCACCTGCGACTCGCCGGTGGCGGTCGCGCTGATGTCGGCGAGCACGCCGGACGTCTCGTGCTTGCACGCGCGGTCGATTTTGCCGTCAACGACGACGGCGCGCTCGCCGCACTCGGCGCACTTGTACTTCACCTTGTTGCGTAGTGGGTCGGCCGCGTTTTTCATTTCTTCCTCAGGCTCGCGAGTAGCTCTTTGAACTGCTCGTCCAGTTGCTTGTAGTCCTCGAACGGCACCCAGTTACCTTCATCGGCGAGGTAGTCCCGGTAGAGCACGACGTCGCCGGCCTCGTCTGGAACGAGCGTGCCGTTCTCGTCAATGCGGTAGCGCGGTATCATGCCTCGGTCACCGTCAGAGCGCCTGCCGCGAACTGCGGCTGAATCAAGTTCGCGACGGCAAGCGACGCGTTGAGCGCGCCAGCGTAGAGCACCTTGCCTGCGCCCGAGGACGCCGTGCCGATGGCAACGTGCGTGATGGTCGCACCGCTGACACCGCACTGGGCGAATTGAATCAGCGCAGCATTCTGCGTGGCGCCGCCGCTCGGGATTGCCCACCCGGACGTCGTGCGAACGACAGCGACGCGTACGTAGTTCGTGTACGCCGTCTCGTTGGTGAGCTGCGAGCCGCCGACGCCGGGGTTCGCCGTGTGCAACGACAGGTAGAGGTTCCCTAGTGGGGACGAGCCTGCGTTGTCGGCGATGTTCGCCCAGTTCGTGGCGTTGAAAATCAAGGCGAGCAGGTCGTTGCATGCGTTCGTTGCTTTAGGCATCACCATCCTCCGGGAAAGTAACTGTTGCCCGAGCCGCCGCCGCCGCCCGAGTTGTCGTCCACGTACTTCTTCGTCGCTGCATCTTGGTCTGCCGTAGGGTTTAGCAGATTCACTATCTTGAAACCATTGGCGTTTAGGTTCGCGCTCAGCGGGTTGGTGACCGCGCCACCTCCGGTGTCGACCAGGTCGAACTTGCCGGAGAGCGCGTTGAAGAGGAACTTCAGTGCCATTACGTGCGCTCCACCTTGATGAGGTTGCCGCCGCTGTAGGTGAGCGTGAGCGTTGCGACCGTCACCGTCGCGAGCTTGTAGACGACGGTGGTCAGGTCGCTGCCCGTGTAGCCCAGCTCGATGGTGTCGAAGTTCGCCGGGGTGAGCACGGAGTTGATGCTCGTAAGCAGCGCGCCCTGCGCGTCCACCTTCGCCACGAACGCATCGTCGTCACCTGTGATTTGCGCTAGGCTCATGCAACCCTCAGAACAGTGGAGCACTCGCAGTGCGGGTGCGCCGGTGGCCCTTTGATGACGCGTCCGTCAACCGGCGAGACCCAGTGCCCGTCGAGCTTCACGCGAATGCCGTCGAGCTTCTTGCACAGGTCCTTGCACGCGCTCGCGCTCGCGACCCACTCCTTCTTGGCGTTGTCGGAGATAAGCCCGTCGCTGCGCGCTACTTGCCACGCTGTGTCGCGGGCCTGGGTCTCGATAGCGACAGTCTCGGTGCGTGCGATTCTCTCAGCGCGTTTTTGGTGAAGCTCGTCGGAGTAGCGAGCGACCGCAGTTTGGATTTTCCGCTCAGGTACGCCAGCAGCTCGCATGGCATCTTCCCTGCGGAAGACTGCGGTGCTCTCTCGGTCGGTGAGTCCGACGACCCACTTGATGTCGCGTATGACGTTCTCTGGCCTGACGTCAGGGTCAAAACGCATTGCGAGCGTGTTCCGCAGGTTGTCTCGCTGCTCGTCTCCAATACCCACGACGAGGTCTGCTGAACGGTTGAAGATAAATGTATCATCGTGAGGCACCTCCGCGAAGCGATTGAGCGCCGGCTCCTTCGCCTTCGCCACGCGTATGCCGGAGCCCACGCGCGCGTACTCTTTGTCGGCGCTGAACTTGAACGCGTTCTTCAGCGCGCCGTTCATCACATGCACGAGCCCCGCCTTGATTTCGGCGCTGCGCGCGTCACGGGGGTCGGCAAGGTTGGGCAGCGCCGCAAGCGCGCCGTTCAAGTCGCGGCGCTGCAATGCGCTCAGCATATCACGAAGCACGTCTGGAGTGAGCATTGCGTGCGCGAGGGCGCGCCAGACCTCGGCGATGCGCGCTACGACGCGCGGGTCCGGTGGACGCGCAACACTCACTTGGGCAAGCCGCCCGGCAGGTGCTCCCCGACGATGTCGTCCGCGCCCTTGGTAGGCACGCCCGGCGGCTTGGGTCCGCCTCCGAACGGCGTGGTCGGCGCTGCCGGCGTGGGCTTGAAGCCGGCGCCAGCGGAGCCCATGACCTTCTCGGCGTCTTCGACGGAGAGGCGGAAGCCGATTTGCAGTTGGGCGATGCCGGAGTCGCGAGGGATGGTTCCCTCGGTGACGGCCTGCACGACCGCGAGCATGCCCGCGAGCTGCGCGCCGTTCATGGCCGTGTCGGCGAGCTTGGTGTCCGCCGGCACTGCGACGCCTGCGACTGCGGGCGACGCGCCTGGCGGCGTCGTGGTGTTCGTGGGAGCCCCTGCCGCTGGCGCGCCTGGCTGCGCTTGTGCGCTCGGCAATCCACCAGGCAGGTGCTCGGCCACGAGTTGGTCGGCGGTTTTGACGCCGCCGCTTTCGCCCGGTGCGCCGCCTTGTTCTGCGGCACCAGGCAAACCGGTAGGTAGGTGTTCGGCAATGAGCTGGTCGGCGGTCTTCACGCCCTCGGGCGTTTGCGCCGCCTCGCTCTTGGCTTCGTACGGAAGGTTCGCGAGGTCGTAGATTTTCTGCTTGAGCTTCTCGCTCTCGGGGCCGACGAAGCCGACGAGGAAGAGCTTCTCCAAGAGCGTGCCGAGCTTCTCCAGGTCCGGCGTCTCGACATCGCCTCGCTTGAAGTGCGCGAAGTTGCGAGGGTCGAAGCAGTTCAGCTCCATGAGGTTGTCGACGGGACCTCGGTTGATGGTCTCCTCCATGTTGTCGAGGAGCGCGCCTAGCGCGAGACCGAAGAGGTTCGTCGCGCTGTCGTGCTGCGCGAAGCTGCCGACGGCGTTGCTCTGCACACCCATCTGCATGAACTGCGCGAGGAAGACCTGGAGGATGTCCGTCTTGAACGAGTCCTTCACCTTCGTGATGTCGAGCGCGCGCTGGCCCGGCGACGCCATGAGCTTGAAGAGCCAACCGCTGTCGGTGCCGTCGGGGTTCTTCGACGATGGCACGAGCGCGAAGCCTCGCTCGTTGTTCTTCACCGCGCCGAGCATGCGCTCGACAGCGAGTCGCAGCGCTTTCTTCTCGGCGGGCGCGCCTGGGTTGAGGATGTCCGCCGGCACCTCCATCGTGGGCAAGCCGGTGAGGTCGCGCTCTATGCCGATAGCCTCGACGTCCTCGATGTGCTTGAGGCGCAGGTACGGGATGATGGCGTTGCGGAAGAGCGAGCGGCCCTCGGGGTTGTTCTTGAACTTCTCGGTGCGGAAGTGGACTAGGCGCTCGATGGGAATGAACGTGTAGCGCGAGACGTAGTTGTCGCGCTGCCACATGCCCTTGAGGTCGAAGGTGTTCTTGTCGAACTCCCAGCGCTCGATGGAGTCCTGCGAGCGCAGCTCCATCTTGCGCCAGCCGATGAGGCCGTCCTCGTACTTCGAGTGAATCATCTTCACGTCAGGGTTGTGGCCCCGGCGCATCTTGTGAATGACCTCCAGCTCGGCGTGCCCGAACTCCACCATCGAGAGGGCCTCGGCGATGAAGTCGTGCCACGTGTGCTCCATGTCGTCGCGACCGGTCTCCAAGAGCATCGCGGAGCGCTCGGCCTCGGCGGCGTCGACGGGCTCCTTGGCTTGCTCGACGTTCCACGCCACCTGGCGCACGAGCGAGTGGAGCAGCGAGCGTATCGCGCCGGCCTGCGGGTTGTTGTGCGTGAACTCCTTGAACAGCTCCAGGCCGCGCGGGCCTTTGAGCTGGCGCATGAACTCTTCGAGGACATAGCCGCCTGTGCGATACAGACCGCTTGTGCCGAGGATGTCGAGGTTCATTTCAGCCACGCTGGTTTCCCTTTAGGGTTGTCGGAGACGACGGCGTGCTGGCTGTACAGCTCTCGGCATGCGCCGAAAAGCAACGCTTCGGAGAATCTGCCACGGGTGCCACTACGTGCGCAATGGCGACGACGCTCAGGCCGGGTGACCGCCCTCCTGAGCGCCGTCTAGTCCGACGGCGTGTCTCTCGTCGGGTTATGCTGTTGGAGGCTTGCCGACGGGAGTCTTCTCGTCGTCGGCGATGAGCGCCTCGTCTTTGGGAGCGCTTGACGCCTTGGGCGCGCGCTTCGTGATTGCGGTGTACATGACGAGCCACGCGCGCTGCATGATGCTCAACGGAGGCTTGCCGATTTGCGGAGTGTCGAAGCCGAGGAACTTTGCCTCGTGCTCGGGAACGAAGGCTATTTGCGGTTTGGTCCACTGCCATTGGACCGGCGAGAGGCAGTGCGTGCACACCATCGCGCCTTGGTTGCTCGACGCGAAGTTCACCTCGCGACACTGCGTGCAAACGCCGCGAAGAAGACCACCGGCGTGAAGCTTTACCGTGTTGCCTTCTTCGTCTTCGAGCTGCACGTAGTGGTGATTGCGCACCCACATGAAGCTTCTGACGTTCGCCGGCAGCTTCGTCGTGACGAGCGTGATGTGTTTGTTCTTCATTGCCCAGTTATCTACAGCACGAGCCGGGAATATTCTAGATTGCAAAAACGCCACGGCGCCGAAAACCTGCGACATGCCGGTCAAGCTAGCACACGAAAAGCACGCTGTCACATGATGCGATGCGGGGCCTCGCGCATGCCGCTGTCGAGGTCGAGCGCGTCGATTTGCATACCAGCGCCGAGCATCAACTCGGTGATGGCCCACACGAGCGCGTCCATGCGGTCGGGCGACTTCGTGCTGATGCCCGGCACCCAAGTGCACATCTGCGACTCCAGCTTGGCGTGCATGCCGACGTGATGAATGCGTCCCTGCTCGTAGAGCGCGCTCACGGGCTCGGCACGCACGGCCTTGCCGCGCGAGGCGTGGACTTTCTTGTAGCTCACGTTGCGGTCGACGGCGCGGATGGTCACCTCGACCAAGTCGCCGCCGTTGTTCGCCTCGGCCACGATGCGGTCGGCCTTGTGCTTGTGGTACGCCTTCACCGCTTTGCGTGCCCATCCATCAGGCGAGAGCAGCTCGCTGATGTCCTCGATGATGTAGCCGTGCCCGTCGTCGCCGAGCCCGGCGATGACCATACCGCACTCGTCGCTGTCTTCGTTGCTCGTCGTGCTCGGGTCGATGGCCACGACAACGCGCCGCATGTACGGCGCGACCTTCACGCGGTGCTCGTCGATGAGCGACTGCTTCCACAGCGCGCCGATGGTGTCGTCGAGAATCTCGGCGTGCAGCTCCTGCTGGCCTAGGCGCGTGCCTTCGTACTTGGCGACGATGCGCTTGAGGAAGTCCTCGGCGAGGTTGCCTTTGTTGTCGTACGTCGAGCCGCGCGTGACGTGCGTCGACTCGTCGGCCACGAGGTCGCGGATGATTTGCGTCGGGCGCGGCGTCGTCGACACGATGACGCGCGGGCGCTTGCCCAAGCGAAGGCCGAAGCGAAGGTTGTCCCACGCTTCGAGGTGCTTGAACGACGCCAGCTCGTCGGCCCACGCCGTGTCGAACTGCGGGCCGCGCAACTGGTCGGGCTCGTCGGCTGTGAACGTCGTGGCGATGCTTCCGTCGGGCCACGTGAGCCTGCGCTTCGATGGTTCGTAGATGGGCTTGTTCCACGGCGGACACACGGCGAGCAGCCCGCTCTCGCCTTCAATCATGACGTCACGCACCTCGCTGCTCGTGCGACCGAGCAATGCGATGCGCCGCGCCTTGCCGCGCTCGACGCGCGAGCGTATCCACTCCGCCGCCGTGCGCGTCTTGCCGAAGCCTCGACCCGCGAGCAGCAGCCACGTGTTCCATTTGCCTGCCGGTTCGAGCTGGTTCGGGCGTGCGTACGTCGTCGCCCAGTCGTAGAGCAACTCGGCGTTGACGTCCGCGCGCATGCGCTCCGCTGTGCTACTCGTCGTCATCGTCTTCGACGCGCATCTTGTCGCGCAGCTTCATGAGCAGCGCTTGCTCTTCAGGCGTGAGCTTGCTCGGGTCCACCTTCGCGCCGCGCACCACGAGCGGTTTGTTCTCGTCGCCAGTCAGCTCCAGCGAGTCCTTGCGCGCCCACTTCTTGGGATTCTTCCGTTCGAGCCGCCACGCCGCCGCCTGCCAGTGCTTGCGCGCGTGGTTCGCCATGTGGAGCACGTCGCGCGACTCCGCCTCCGCCGCCGCGTGCTCTACTGCGTCAGCTAGGGCCTTGAACGGCTCCTCGCCTTTGCCGCCGCGCAGCAGCCACTTGTAGAACGTGTCCTTGCTGATTCCGCACGCGCGCGCGGCTACCTCGGCGTAGTTGCCGACCTTGATGAGCGTGACGAGCTTGCGTTGCAGTTCGGGCGTGAGCAGCGTCTCTCCCGCCGCCTTGTTCGGGTTCTTCTTCTCCGGCTTCTGGTGGTTGCCGCTCGGCTTCGAGCGCTTGTACCGCGCGCCGTCGGTGGGTCCGTTTCTCTTCGCCATGGGTGAGGGTGCTCCTCTCCCCAGTGTGCCGCGCGCGCGGCGCGCGGTCAACCGCTAGCCGAGCCACTGCTCGCGGATGGCGAGCGCAATGCGCTGCATGAGGAACGGAGGCACGCTCATCCCGCACACGTAGTGCGGGTGCTCGTCGCCGAAGTCGTAGTCCTCGGGGAATGAGCTTACCCTGATGACCTCCGCCCTGTTGAGCAGCCTGCGATGCGCCCAGTGCCAGATGGATGGGCACGCTTGCAGCGTGTGCGCCGGGCGGAACGGGCTCGCCTTGCGCATGAAGCCGAACGTCTGCCCCGTGCGCATCACCTTCGTGGTGCCGCCGGGCTCGGCGAGACCCCGGCGCGGGTTGCTCGTCGCGTGCTTGCCGACCTCCGCGCCGTTCCACTTCTTCTTGCGCTCGGGGTGGCCGGGCGTCTCGATGCGGTCCTCCGGAAGGTTTGCGAACGCCTTCTTCAGCGGGATGCGCTCCTCCTCCATCACGAGCTTGAGCGGAGGGAGCCCGAGGTCCTTCCTTCGCGCGACGAACACCACGCGCTCGCGCACCTGCGGCACGCCCGCGCGGCTCGCGTCGACGAGGAAGAGCTGCGGCTCGTAGCCCAGCCGCCTGAACGTCTCCATCACCTCGCGCACGTAACCCTTGGCGTTGCCGGCGAGCATGCCCTTGACGTTCTCGGCGACGACGACCTTCGGCCGCAGCTTCGCGGCCACCTTGAGGAACTGGCCGAAGAGGTCGTCGAGCACCTGCACCGCCTGCCCCTCGCGGAACTTCGACGCCGTGCCCCACTTCTTCTCGCGCGCGCCGGCCATCGAGAACGAGCTGCACGGCGGCGAGCCGTCGAGCACGTCCAGCTCGAACAGCTCCTTCGGCAGGAGCTTGTCGTCCGTGCCGGCGAACTCCTCGACGCCCATGAGGTACTCGTGCTCGGGCGCGTGGTTGCGCACGTAGAGCGCGCTCATGCGCTTGTCTATCTCGACGCCGCCGAGCACGCGGCAGCCGGCGAGCTTGTAGCCCATCGTCGAGCCTCCGCCGCAGTGGAAGCAGGAGAACACCGTCGGGCCCTTCAGCGGCGGGTAGTCTTCCTTGGTCCACTGGCCCGTGCGCTTCCTCGGAAGTGCGCCGCGAGCCGCGCCTCCAACCTTAGCGGCTGCTTTGTCTCGTGCTCCCATACGGTCAGAGTCTCCCAGCCGAGCGCTCTAAGCTCGGCGTCCTTGCGGGCGTCGCGCGCCCTGTTGTTGATGAACTTCGCGCGCCACGCGGCGGCGTTAGGTCCCTTGCACTTCCTCTCGCCGCAGCGAGGGCACGAGTGCCAGAAGCACCCGTGTACGAACACCGCCGTGCGCCCGACGATGAAGTCCGGCGTGCCCGGCAGCTTCCTGCGCACGGTCGAGAGCCCGAGCTTGCGCAGCACCCGGCCCACCACCTGCTCAGGCTTCGTGCCGCTCGTGCGCTGCCTGCGCATGCGCGCCGAGTGCTCAGTCGAAACGAAACGAGCAGCGGGGGCACTCGTGCTTCCCCTCGCCGAGGTCCTCTTCAGTGATTTCCTTCGCGCCTTCATCCTCCGTGCCTAGCACGGCCTCCGCCTCGTCGAGGAGGCCGAGTTCGCCGGCGCTGAAGCCCGCGAGTTCGAGGTTGAAGTCCTCAAGCTCGCTCGCGCCGCGCATGTCCTCGACGAGCGCGTCGAAGTCCCACCCGAACTCGCTCACCTTGTTGTCGCCGACGCGCGCGGCGCGGACCTGCGCCTCGGTGAGGTGCGCCTGCACCACGACGGGCACCTTCTCCAGCCCGAGCTTCTGCGCGGCCATCCACCTGCCGTGCCCCTTGATGATGGTGCCCGTCCTGTCGACGACGATGGGCTGGTCGAAGCCCGTCTCCGCCATGAGGCGGGCGATGTGCATCACCTGCTCCGGCGGGTGCTTCTTCGCGTTGAGCGCGTACGGCTTCACGTCGTACGTCTTCCACACCTCAATCTTGGTCGCCACCTTCACGCTCGCCGCGCCTATCGTCTTCTTCGCCACTTTCTCTCCCTGGTTGGTGGTGCGACGCTACCGAGAACGAGGCCGCGCGTCCAGGTGCGAAAAAGTCGGCGGCGGTGTCCGCCGCGAGGACGCCGGAGGCGCGGAGAGGTAGGTACGTGTGGGGGTGGGGTGTAGCCCTTAAGGAGAAAAGGAAGGGGAGTACAACTACTAATACTTTTCTTTCTCCCTTATGGCGGACACCCCACCCCACCACCTACGTACCTGTGTCGACCTCGCACGCTCGCGTCAGCTTCGCAGCGAGCTTGACACGAAATCACTCCCGTGCATCGCGTTGCGACGCGGCGCGCGCACAAAAACGACTCAGGTCCATGTATGAGTGTTGCCTTTCGCTACGACCGCCTGTAAAGGTTTCCGCGGCTATGCGACAACTACGAGTTTCCTTCTACAAGAAGACCTCAGCGAAGAAGTGCGTCCCGCACGTGCTCACGTGGCCGGGCGACGGGCCCGCCGCGCTGACCGAGCCGGCGCGCACGACCGAGGACCGCGAGTCGGTCCCGCTCATCATGGCCGGCACCAACGACGGCGAGCGCGGCGACGCGCACGTGGTCACGCGCTCCATGGTGGTGATGGACGTGGACTGCAAGCCGGAGAAGGACGAGAGCGAGCAGGCGTGGCGCTCGCGCTCCGGCAAGCTGCGCGCGGACTTCATGCGCGCGCTGGAGTTCCTCTCCGGCCCCGAGGGCTTCGACCACGCCTGGCACACCACGCACTCGCACACGGACTCGGACCGCCTCGGGTGGCGCGTCTGGATTCCTCTTTCCGTCGACGTGCCCGCCGCGCAGTTCGCCCGCTGGCGCGACGCCAACCACGCGATGAACGCCAAGGTGTTCAACCTGGTCTGCGACACGACCGCCTACAACCCCGAGCGCCTGATGCGCCTCCCCGCGCTCCACCCCGCGCGCGCTGAGGTATACAAGTCCGGCGCGCGCGTCGGCGACAAGCTGCTGACGTTCGAGGAGCTGGTCGAGTGGTACAAGGCGCTCCCGCCCGAGCAACGCAACAAGACGCGCGGCCAGGCGGCGCGCGACGTGCCTCGCATCTACTCGCCGGCCATCGGCGAGTTCGCGCTGCCGGCGGCGCTCGTGAGCAAGATGCGCATGCAGTGCGCGCAGGTGGCGCAGGGCAACCAGCGCCTGAAGGCCGACACGCGCGCTGCGCTGGAGTCGGTCGCCAACGGCGAGTCGCTCAAGCAGGGCATGCGAGACAACGGCCTCATCGGGCTCGTGGGCTTCTTCGCGCACCGGTTCCTGGAGCATGAGACGCGCCCGCTGCTCGACTCGCTGCTCCTCCCGGTGCTGGAGAAGACGCACGCCGATGCGCCCGACGACCCCGTCAAGCCCAACATGCCGGACCCGCGCGAGCTGTGCGACTGGGCCATCCAGCAAGTGGAGGGCCGCCGGCAGGACGCGAGCAATCCGCTCGGCCACATGAACGTGACTGACGTCGAGGCCGGGTACATCCGCGACTGGACGCAAGGCCAACGCTCGGGCGGCATGAGCGAGCAAGAGTTCCGCATCATCGCCCAGCAGAACAACGTCGACGTCGAGACGATGAAGCGCCGCCTGTTCGTGGTCTTCGGGCGCGACACCTACGTGTGGCAGGTCAACGGCTACGGCCCGCGCACCGTCCACATGCGCGAGCTGACGCTGCCCTTCGCCCAAGCGGTGCTCGCGGGCGTTGGCGTCAGCCGCCGGTATCTCGACGAGGCGAAGGCGGAGTTCAAGACGCTGAGCCTCCAGGACATCATCGCCCGCCACAGCGTCAACGCCGCCGCCGTGCGCGCCTCATACAGAGAGGAGCGCTCGCGCTTCGACGAGAAGACCAGCACCTTCGTCGAGGCCATGGGCCTGCGCGCGAAGCTGGAGCCCACGCGCTACGACGAGATACACGAGTGGCTGCTCACGCTCGGCGGCGAGAAGCTCGTCGACTGGGTGAGCTACGTGCCCGACCTCACGCGCGCGCTCTCCATCCTCATGCTCATCATGCCGCGCAACTCGGGCAAGAACCTGCTCGCGCACGGCCTCGCGCGCCTATGGAAGCGCGGCACGCCGGTCGACGCGGGCGAGGCCATGAGCGACCGCTTCAACGGCGGCCTCGCCGAGACGCCATTCATCTTCGCCGACGAGGAGCTGCCGCGCATGCGCGGCAAGTCGCTCGGCGCGGAACTCCGGCGCATCGTCTCCAACCCCGACATCACCATCGAGCGCAAGTTCATGCCGGCGGTCAAATGCGAGGGCTACCTCCGCATGCTCGTAGCAGCCAACGGCGACGCGCCGCTGCGCGGCTTCGCGAGCAACGGCCAGCCCACCGACGCTGACCTCGCTGCCATCGCCGAGCGCCTGCTCACCATCGAGTGCGACAAGAAGGCCGCCGACTACCTGCTAAAATTCGGGCGCGAGGAGGTCGACTCCTGGCGCAGCGAGGACAAGGTGGCCAAGCACGCGCTCTGGCTCGCCGCCAACTGGAAGGTGAAGGACCAGGGCCGACGCTTCGTCGTCGAGGGCAACAGCGAGAAGGCGCTCTACAAGCTGGTGGCCGGCGACGAGCTGACCAGCCAGGTGCTCGACTGGTTCATCAGCTACGGCCTGCACCCGAACAAGAAGACCACGAGCAACGTGCGCAGCGGATTCTTCGCGCGCGACGGCGAGTTGTACGTATCACTCGGCGTCATCGTCGGCACCTGGTCGGACTTTCGCCCGGCCTACCGCATGGCCAGCACCGAGCCCTTCGTCAACGCGCTGGAGAGCGTGTGCCACCCGGGCCGCGTGAGCGTGCGCCGCAACAACGAGGTGCGCCAATACTGGCGCGTCAAGTTCGACTACCTGGAGTTCTACGCCAAGCGCCTCGGGCACGGCAGCGAGAGCGTGCGCCGCGCCATCATGGAGCGCGAGGACGACAGCGCCCAGTTCGTCGCCGACGACGAGCCCGGCGAGGTCATTAGCATCATGACGCCGCCCAAGCGCGAGCCCGCACAACCACGCCAACGCATCGCATCGACCGAGGAAATCTAGCCATGAACACCGCTTTGCTCCTTGCTACATCTGCGCTCGCAGGCTTCCTCGTAGGCTTCCTGCTCGCGCGCAACACCTGGCTCACCTTCGAAGGCCGCCAGGCCCGACGCGACCTGCGCACCGTCCTCAACCTGCGCTCCGAGCTGGAGCGGCATACGCAGCTCCTGCGTGCGGAGAAGAAGCGCTCCTCGCTCTTGCTGGGGCTGATGCGCACAACGCGCCGGCAACTGCGAGGACTGCACAGTGTCTCAAACGGTCGCGCGTTCATGGTTGCCGCTGAGAGCTGCGAGAAAGGCGACATTCTTCTTGTGAACATAAACGGCACGGTCGGACCGGTGAGCAAATGAACATGAAAGAGGTCGTCCGCTTGCTGCACGCAGGCGAGGTGCCGCCGAAGCCGCTCAACGGCAAGGGCGAGCGCTACAGCGCGAGCACCGTGAAGCAAATCGACCCCGCGAGCGGCGGCTGCGAGCGCCGGCACTGGTTCGAGCAAGTGGTCGGCATCGAGCCGCCCGTCGGCCCCGCGCTGGGCATCGGCACCAAGGTCCACGGCCACATCGAGCGCGCGCTCAAGAAGGGCACGCCGCTCGACCCGAGCCCGAACGCTCCGATGGAGGAGCGCCTCGCCGCGCGCGGCCTGCCGCACCTGCCGCCGCACGGCACGCCCGGCATGCACGTCGAGCGCGGGTTCACGATGGGCACGTGGCCGGGCGGCCCCGAGTTCACCGGCACCATCGACCTCATGGTCGAGCCCGAGGGCTGGGCCGACGCCGAGGCGCATGTCCTCGACGAGCGCGTCGAGAGCGCCGAGCTGCTCGACCACAAGACCACCGGCAGCTACCAGAAGTACGCGGCCAAGGGCTGGGCGCTGAGCGAGCGCACGCCGGAGAACGAGAAGAGCAAGGCGCGCAAGTTCCTCGACGACGACATCCAGAACGTCGCCTACTCCGTGCGCATCCTCCGGTGGTTCGACGTGGAGTTCGTCAAGTCGGGGTGGGTCTACTACTCGAAGGACTTCTCGCCCATCGTCGTCGTGCGCGCCAAGATGGAGCGCGGCCCGACCGTCGAGAAGTGGAAGGGGCGCATCATCCCGCTCGTCGAGAAGATGCAGCACCAGCACAAGCAACGCCCGTCGCTCGCGACGGTGGAAGCAAACGAGGAGGCGTGCGGCAACTATGGTGGTTGCCCGCATCGAGCCTACTGCGTCGATTACAAAGGAACAGGAGCACGAACAACAATGGGAAAGCTGAGTCAAAAATTGCTGGACGACGAGGGCGACGCACCGGTGGTGAAGTCGAAGAAGGAGACCAAGGAGGAGGCTCCGCCGCTCAACCCTCCGGCGAAGGGCGCGAGCCCGTTCGCGTCGATGGACGACAAGCCGTCGAAGAGCGCGAAGAAGGGCTCGCTCGCCGACTCGCTGGACGACGAACCGGCGGCGACCAAATCCTCGAAGACATCCGAGCCGGCCTCGAAATCCTCCGCAACGCCGACACCCGAGACTACCGGGTCGAAGAAGCCTACGTCCGAGAAGACGGCACCGTCGGGCGCGGGATTCGCCTTGTTTCTCGGGTGCGAGCCAGTCGAAAGTAAACGCCCGCGCGTCTACTTCGCGCGCATCATCGAGCCCATCACCGCGCGCGTCGCGGCGGCCCACAAGGTCGAGCACATCGGGCTCGTCAAGTACGACGGCGTCAACCACACCTGCGCGGCGCTCGCCGAGTGGCTGGAGGAGAACGGCGCCGAACTCGACGGCACCAACGTCGTCGTCGGTCGCTCCAGCTTCCACCAGGACGTCGCCGAGCGCGTCCTCTACACCAAGGCCATCGCGGTGGCGAAGGCGCTGTCATGAGCAACGGACCCAAGATTGTGAAGCCAGCCAAAGAGATGACGCGCATCGAGGAGCTGGTGCTCCAGCTCACCAACAAGCACGCGCAGCAACGCGCGGTCGGCGAGTGGCAGGCGCTCATCGAGATTGCGAAGATGGACGGCACCACGGTGCAGGAAGCCTTCGCCACGGTGCGCGACATCGTCGCTCTCCGCCAGGTGCTCGCGCTCGAAGCCATCGCCGGGGAGCTGCACGGCATCAACCAGGGCGTGATGAACTTCGTGCTCATGACGGAGATGGCGCAGAATCCGAACGCCGAAGATGACGCCGCACCCGAGTCGACCGACAGCGACGCCGCAGCCGAGGCAGCCGTCGCTGAGACGAAAGAGGACGCGCGCGGCGCGCAGGTGGAGCCGTGACCGAGGCACAGTTCCAGGCGCGCACCGAAGCGCTCGCGGACATCGTCGTGCACGCCGCCGACGACATCCACGCGCTGAACAAAGAAACGCCCGACGTGAAAGAGGCGAAGCGATACCTGTCGCTCGCACGCACGGCGGCACAAGAATCCGAGCTGTGGCTCGGCAAGGCCATGGTGGCCTTCGCCAGCACAATCTCGGTAAACAGCCCCCAGGGCTAGGAGATAGGGACCATGTCAGACGTTATTTTGTACAAGAAGCAGAAGGAACAATTGGCCAAGGCAGCAGGCAAGGTGTTCGAGGCGCAAGCCGCGTTCGCCCAAGTGCTCGCCGGCATCGGCATCAGCCCCGTCGGCACGCCGGTCAAGGCGAGCGAGACGGCGGACGTCGCCCCGAAGAAGAAGGCCGGTCGCAAGCCGAAGAAAGAAGGCAAGCAACCGGTGACCAAGAACGGCTCTGCCTTCGCTGAGATGTAAATGAGCAAGCTCGCCGCGAGACTTCTCGAAGAGGACGGAGGCCTGGAGTCGCTCAACCGCAACTCCAACCTGTCGAAGTCGTTCCGAGAGAAGGGCGTGTTCCACTCGGCTGAGTTCGTGCGCGTGCGGGACCTCCCGCGCCGCATCCTGCTCGGCTTGGAGGACAGCGACGAAGCGGACCGCTTCGCCATCGCGGTGAGCAACTTCCTCTGGTGGGCGAACGGAGGCACGGGTCCGAGCCCCCTGCCCCTTCGCCCGCTACAGGCGGCCATGCTCGTCGACTGCGCCGAGCACGAGGGCCTCCTGGCCTCGCTGCCGGTCGGCGCCGGCAAGAGCTGGGTCGCCGGCCTGTTCACGGTCGAGCCGGGCTACGTGCCCCCAGGCCTCAAGCAACGACTCGACGGCCTCTGGCCGCAAATCGAGTGCGAGCGCCCGGTGCTCGTGCTCCCACCTTCGGTGCGCGATGAGATGGAGCGGGACGTGCTCCCGAACCTGAAGAGCGCCTACCACATTCACCCGAACTTGAAGCTCGTCAGCTACAGCGAACTGCAACAGGACAAGCGCGCCAAGATACTCCACGAGCTGCGCCCTGACTTCCTTTGCTTCGACGAGATACACAACCTGAAGAACCTCACCTCCGCGCGCACCAAGCGCGTGAAGGTCTACGTCAAGGCCGAGCCCGAGACCATCGTCTCCGGATTCACCGCGACGCTCGCCGACGACTCGCTGCGCGACTTCCACCACATCGTGCTCTGGACGCATCCGCTCGACCCGCCGCTGCCGCGCGGCTGGAAGGAGCTGGAGGACTGGGCCAACGCGGTCGACGCCGACGTGGACATGATGTCGCGCCTGCCGCCAGGAGCGCTGCTCGAACTATGCCGCCCAGGCGAGTCGCCACGCGAAGGCCTCCAGCGCCGCATGGCCGAGACGTCGGGCTTCGTGCTCGCCACCGAGCCCAGCATCGACGTGCCTATCGTGCTCACCGCGCGCCGCGACGTGGTGCTGCCTCGCTCGGTCATGGACGCGCTCGCGATGCTCGACGACGCATGGGTGACGCCCGACGGCGAGCCCGTCGCCGACGCCTCGCGCTGGGCCGCGCACTCGCGCACGCTCGCGCTCGGGTTCTATTACCGCTGGGACTGGAGCCGCATCACACGCGACGGCAAGCCCGACTTCGAGTGGCTGGAGGCCCGGCGCGACTGGGCCAAGGCCGTCGCCGAGGTGTGCCGCCGAGGCATATTCGCGTTCGACACCGAGCTGCGCGTGCGCAACGGCGCCAAGCGCGGCGAGCTGCCCAAGTCATTGCAGGCCTCGACACTCCGCGCGCTGGAGGCATGGGAGGAGCAATCGAAGAAGCCCAAGCCTCCGACGGTCGCCACGTGGCTCACCGAGGACGTGATGAACTGGGCGCTGCGCTGGGCCGACGAGCACACCGGCATCGTCTGGTGCGAGCAGACCGCCGTGCAGGAGTGGTTCGCCGCGCGGCGGCCCGAGCGCACCTACGTCGCCGGCATGAACGAGGAGCTGCGAACGCTCGCGCGCTCGAAGGCCGCCGGCACCTACAGCATCTTCTGCTCGCGGCCCTCGCACTACCAAGGCAAGAACCTGCCTGCTTGGTCGGACAACCTCGTGCTCACGCCGGGGCCCAACGCGAAGATTTGGGAACAGAAGCTCGGGCGCACGCACCGCTCGGGACAGAAGGCGAAGGTCGTGCGCTGCGACCTGCTCGCGCACACCTACGTCTCGATACGCTCGATGGCGACTGCGATGAGGCGCGCGCAGTTCATTCGCGAGCAACTCGGCGCGTCGCAGAAGCTGCTCGTGTGCGAGGCTGTCGGCTGGAACAAAAGCGAAGATTTCGCGTCGGACAGTCTGGACCGAGGGTTCGATAATTGATAGCTACTACTGCGCGCGCTGCATGGTGCAGCACCGCAGAACAGCAACACGGACATGGAGAAGAACACGATGGG